CAACAACACCTACCCCCATATCGCCTACATATTGATCATTAGAATCTAATGCTCCCACACGATAACGAATAGCTGTTCCTTTAGCTGATCTATTTGTAATTTGCTTTGATCCTGAAAGAACAATTTCACCTGCAAGAGTTGAATAGGTATGTATAGCAAGAATTCTTGTTGTTGAGGGAGTAGGACTAGAACCTGTCCCTTCATCTCCTAAACTGGTATTAGTATCAACATAACGAAAACCTGTTATGATTGCCCCATCACTACTTACATTTTGTGCTACCTTAACATTTGTACTCATAGTATCTCCTTACAAGTAGCAGGGAAGCAGCCTAAGACTACTTCCCCACAGTTAGCTTTACGAGCCTTGGCTTCCAAAGAAACCACGCCAATCAGAAACACCGAAGCTATACCGCTCACGGGCTTTAAAGCGCAGATTACCAGTGTCGAAATCAGGCTCCATCTTTGTTTGTAGCGGAGTACGCACAAACATTTTGGTGCCATTGGGTACGTCTGTCTTGATAAACCAAGAAGTCGTATCCGTAAATCGACGGTTAATATGATAACCTTCAGGCAGCATACCTAGATGACGAGTAGCATTGATTGCATTAATATTAGGATTCGCAGCCTGTCCACCACTAGCTTGGGTGTTACCAGGACTTGACAAGATCCTATCTGCAATTGCCCATGAGTCAACTGGGATATGCAAGGAAACAGCACTCGCACCAATCAGAATACCACGATCATCTTTGATCTTCTGAACATTGGTAAGAGCAGTTTCAAGAGTAGATTCCGACATATCAGACGCAGCAATTAAGTTGGACTGATTACCATTACCTACAGTTGGATGTGTGCTGGCGAAGAAAGCCACACCATCACCAATGGTATCAGAGAAACCATTGTTGAAGATATTCGCAGCTTTTACCTGTTTCGTATTTGCCATTGCCCTGGCAAGACCTTTTGCACGAAGCTTGGCAAACGTATCATAAAGATTGTCTTCCATTGCTTCTTCAGTAACCGCAAAGGCCAAAGCTACAGTTTCAGCCGTATAACGGGCCGTATAGCTTTCCTGGGCATCGTCATAAGTAACAGCAGCACCTTCACCTTTAGTTGGGGCAGACCCAAAACCAGTGAAAAGTACTTCTTCTTCAAACGCACGATCTGAGTTTTCTACTTCATAGAGAGGATCAAGTTCATTGTTGACATCTCCATACTCCATTCCAAACACCGCATTAAGGCCAGGAAGGAGTTCTTTGCTAATACTAGCTCTATTTATAGCCATGATTATTTTCTCCTATTAAGCCGTTGATGCCGTAGCCGTTACATAACGGTCACGGTGGGTATTCAGATATACTTCGACAATCGGATAGGCATCGCCATCCCCCTCATCAGGGAATTTAGCCCGACCAACACCACGCACAGGTAACACACTTTCAAGACCGGAAGCACCATCCAGGTAATAACTGGACTGCCCCGTTGTGGTATTTCCCGAAGACGCTGTAGAGCTAACCGTAACATTGTAGTTCTTTACGATTAACATTTCAGCAGCCGAAATAGTAAGTGAACATTGAATGTGATAAGTCTGATCAGGATCAGTAATCACAAAGAATTTAATATCCGTAGCACTAGTACTTCCGTTCCACCAACGGGAGAACTTCTGCTCACCATTTTCAACGTATTGACAACCCATAAATACTCCTGAAGGTTTTAACGTTGTAGCGATATACGGAGATATCGTTGCAAAGTTAGCACCAGGAAGTACTACTGGATCACCAGTAAAAATATTATTGGTGGGTGAGCCTGCAAGGCCGGTAGACGACAAAGCAATAACATCAGTTACCGCTTCATTGTTGTAACCACCACCAATTTTACGAGCAGGAGTAAAGCCACGAAATGCTTTAGTAGTAGACATAGTTTACACTCCTTTATTATAAGAGGGGGCTAATCCTGAAAAGAGGGTTGCCGACCTCTTGTTGTTACAGATTTACTTGTATTAGTAATTGGCATACGAGAATCAGAATTTTTCATGAGTTGTGCATTTACTGCATCCATCTGTTCATTCGCCTTATTCTCGTAAAATTTTTGCCTAGCCCTTACCTTTACAGTTGGCTTTTTAGCCAATGCCAAGTCTCCACGACAGACTGCTCCAAGGTAACGACCTTCATCCCTTACGAAGGATGTAACAGCCATTTCAGGTACTTCATCAGGAGTTACGAATACCCATCCCTGTTGCTGGTTCTTACCAACATTAGTGATGTCGTCCTCACCTCTTACAGATATGCGTATCCAACGTAAAGACATTTCTTCATTGTCAAATTTTGCTTGTACCGAATCCGGTATACTGAGGGCATCTGGCTCCTCAAAGGTGTACTCTTCTTCAACTTCTCTTGATGCAGCTTCCCTTGTGGTGTTACTACGTTCTTCATTTCGTGTCATAATTTATTCCTCCACGTTTATATAATATTTGTATAGTTGCCGTCAGCATCATTAACTTTGAGCTTTTCGGCAGCATATTGTTCAAGCGGTATATTCCATTTCTGTGCAAGTCTAACATCTTCTTTAGATAACTTAACTTTGCTAGAACTGGTCTGGGGTAAACGTGATCCTCCAGATACTACTTGAGCAGGTGTTGACGTATTTTCCTGCACACGGTCTTGGCTTTCTTCCAAATCTTTAGAAAAAGCCCTTTTAAGCCTGTTATCAATTTCCTGATAAAATTCTTGATCATTCGGATCATAACCTTCTCCTTTAAGTTCGGCGTCAATCGCCAGAGCAGCAGCAGTCTTGACATTATCCTGTCCAAACCAATTGTTACGAGCCGCCCATTCTTCTGCCATAGGATCAGTTGTTGGTTTAGGAGGGGCTTGCTGTTGGCGCTGAACCGGCTCTGGTACTTCTTCATATTGCTGTTTTGCAGAAGAAACAGCCTTTAAATCAGTCTGAGCTTCATTCAACATCTCTTGTGCTTTCAGCAGCTTTTCCTTTTCTCCTTCTTCAAAAGCTTCCATATATACAGTTCTGGCAAGCTCAAGTTTATCAGTCAATTGTTTTTCAGAAGCATCCAAAGTTAGTTTACTAAAATCTGATACTTCTTTATCTTTTGTTCTGAGAGTATGAGATAACTCTTCATTTTTTTGAATGAGAGTAGAAATATGTTCATCACGTTCTTTTCTTTGACGAATAAGTTGTCTTATTCTTTTTTCAGCACCCTTTGTCTCAATACCTTCTAGTTCCGGCGCTTCCTTTTCTTTTGAAGGTTCTGCTTCCTGCTTCACCCCTTCTTCTTCAATTTCTATTTCAATTTCTTTCTCTTCATTCGGAACTCCAACTTCGTTCCACTCTTCTTTTTCAGTCATTATTTCCTCCGTTGTTTACGAAACAAACGATTTAACGTATATTATATTATACCATAAAAATGTTAATTTCCCAAATATTTTTAATTAGATCCCTGTCCAAGATTAAATGTAGGATCAAGATCTTTAGGATCTTCCACCTTTAAAGTAATCTGGTCATCAAAAAGTAAAATAAGTCTTGTACCTTTATAAAATAGTTTTGTACCTGCATGTTTACCATAACATACATAGTCTCCCACAGAACACCAAGCACCGGCAGGGAACCTATCTTTGTCGAGGTATGCCAGATCACCAAGAGCTAAAACTTTTCCAACAGTTGTCAGATAAGCCATGTCATCTCTGGTTGAATCTGGAATAAAAATACCACCCTTTGTTTTACTCTTAACGGATAGAGGTCTTACTAAAATATGAAACCCTGGAATATCAGGAAGTATTTCTGGATCTTTTGTTTCTTCTGGATCAGAAATCCATAAATCATTTTTAACAGCGTTGCCCATTTCCACTTGTTGCATTAGTCTTCATCATCTCCATAAGTTCGTTTTTTAATAATATCAGTAAGATTTGTTCTGGCCCATTCCAGACCCTGTATTGATCCTACGGTTTGCCGGTAATGGGGGTAATCTTCAGCATTACCATTACCCAGCATTATTCTTAATTTATCAATTTCCTTGTTGAACTCAATAATAACTTCATCCCAAATTTCCATAAATTAAGATTTGCCTTTCTTGGGTTTTGGAAAATCCCACTTGCCACCATTCCATTCATTTAGCGAAGCCGTTCTTTCCCACTGGCTTACAGCATCCTTTTTGGATGGATCGCCAATAGATTTCCCAGAAGGCTTTACATGGTCAAGATAACCTTTACCCTTCTTCATTTCTGCCATTTGTAGTCTCCTTTTTAGATTGTTCAATCGCCATCTTGACAAGAGCATCCAAGCCTTTAGTATCAAGATCAGTTTCATTCTTCTGTATTTTATCCATCAAGTCTTTTAAAAGTCTTTCACGTTCAACTTCAAGTTTCTTTTCTTCAATTTCAATATCTGTTCTTAACTCCATAGTTTTAAGTTCTTTCTTGGATTCTCTGTCTTTCTCAGACTTCTCCTGCTTGAAGTTATCCGTTGCATTAGCCTTTAGAATATCTATGATCTGTTCGTTCTCATCCAGTTCAAGCTTCTTGTTCTTCAGTTCCATCTCTGCCGCCTGAACCATAGTATCAGACTGTACCTTCTGTTTTTGCAATTCCACCTTGGCTTGTTCTAGAGCTACAAGCTGCTGTTCTGGAGATTGCGCTTGGCCCATTGCCTGATTTGCATTCATAACCTGTTGAGCCGCCTGTCCCATTATCATTTCTATACTGGCAGGATTTTGCGCCTGTTCCGGTGGAAGCTGTGACATTAACTGTTCTGTCATTCCATTCATCTGTTCCTGGTACTTGAGTACCGAATGCTCTTGAATATTAGCCTGGAGTATCGGCTGTATTCTCTGCATGACGGGATTGGCACCATTGGCAGGATCTTGCAGATAAGCCATCTTTACCTGGATATGAGCATCATGGTTCTGGCCTGGAAAGGCCGCAATAGGAACTCCCTTGGTTGCCGCCATGATATCCGATACCGGATCAAGCGGTTTTGGTTCTACCTTGGGAGGAAGAATTTCTTCAAGGTTAGGCATGTTGGCTGCATGAAGGATTGTCCTATTCAGGGCTTCCATATTAAACATACCTGGAGGAGATTGCTGTGCCATCTGCAATGCCATATTAGCCATCATCATACGGTGAGCATTACTGGGAATATTAGGATCAGATACAGGAATAATATCTATGCGTCCATCAAAATCACTTTTGAATATACTTCTATCTTCAAAAGGAACATCATAGGGATATTCATTGGGAAGATAATCATAATTAATCTTGGCAAGGATTCTAAATTCATCTTTCTGTGACTTGTGTACTCGTTTGTGAATTGCTGTGAAGAACTTACTACTGGCTTCCAGAAGAGCCATTGTCGTTCCTACGGGTCCATAGGAGGCAGCATCAGAGATAACCTGCTCTGTACTGTCTGCAAACCGCTGACCAGCAGCGGCTACAAATTGGAGCATTTGGTATAGAGTAGAGGAAGGCTCTTTATAGGGGAGAGGTATAATAGCCTTTGATAAATCCATACCAGTTGCCTCAACCTCCTTGAACTCACCGGGGGAGATAGGTTCGTTGTCACCAACCATTCTCAGCCCCTTGGCCTTGAAACCTCCTGGTAAATTAGCAAACTGACCAGCATCAATAAGAGATCGCATGGCTGCTGTTGCACTCATAGTGAGATTACCAAGGAAATGAATCAAGCCAAGCCCATAGAAACCAAAACCAGGAACAAACCTGTAGTGAACAAAATGACTTCTTTTTTCCATATTTGAATCATTTTGTTCATAGTTTCTACGAATACTCAGGACAGTTCTGCTCTTTTCTTCAACTGTAACAATATAAGGTAATGACTGATCGTTACCTTCAATATCTAAATAACAGTGCTGTTCCAGCAGAACATATTGCGGATCTTTGTCTGAAGAAGGAGACAGACCAAGAATCGTATCCATCTTTTCGGTGAAGGAAGTAATATTTACTTGATTTGGTTCAGGAAGTGTCACATCCTTATAAACACCCGCCTGAATATCTTTCTGTAATTCAATGGGACTACGATAAATAACATGTGTGTATCTATCTGCATTTCTTAAATCCGTTGCATAATAAGATATATAAAACTGATCAATAGGAATAAACTCCGACATTGGTCTTTTAAGTGTGGAGTTATAGTAAACTTTCTTGAAGGCTGATCCTATTAGAGGGAGATGGAACAGCATTCTTTCAAACTCATCAAAGTATTCCGGCATCTGCTCAGTAACCTGATAGTTCATAAAGTTCTGAACACGGTTAGCCTGGAGTTCTTTCTCAGGAGTTACCTTACCAAGAATATTGGCTTTTACAGGACCGGCAGAGGGGAACAATTCTTGAGATGCCTTGGACTGAAACTTAACAGCCGACTCTATGAGAAGAGGATGAACTGCTGTACAAGCTCCTTCAAAAGGTTCTGATCCAGGCTCAAGCTTGAGTCCTAGTAAATCAAATCCTCTTTCAAACATGGATTCCCACTCGCCTCTGGAATCTTTATCGGCCTGATAATTTTCAATTACATCCATAGCAATATCAAAAAGATCTTGCTCCTCCAAAGTTTCGCACAGATCTCCATACCATTCGGAAATCTCTTCTGAAGGTTCCATCAAAACTTCTTCCTGTTCTGCAAAGTCTACAATCAAACCACCATCAGAGTCTACTTCAAAGGTAGCATCCAGATCTGTTTCTGAAACCATAGGAACTACATTGGATAGTTCTTCTGGTATTCTATCATATGGATTTTTTTCAGTTGCCATTTTATGCTTCTTCCCCAAACGGTTCATAATTCGGTCCATAAATACCTTGAAGGAGATCTCTTAGATTTTGCAGAGATAGTCTTTCAACTAAATTTCCTTCTAAATTTACCATATCAGCTATAGACTTCTTCTCTTCTTCTTCTTCTTCTGTTAAGGTTTCGTATACAATAGGTTTCTTTTTAATTCTTTCACGGATTTTGTACCAACCAAGTTCTTGAAGATCAGTGTTATTAAGGAATGAGTTAAATGATTCTGTTTCTTTTTCTGAAAGATTAGAGGGTAAGGAATGAGCCATGCCCTCCTGCTCACTTAAAGATGCATAAGGGTCTTCTTCTTCTTCTTCTTGTATATCTATACTTTTTAATCCTTCTAAAGGGTTATCTGGAACAGTAGTAAAATCTGTATTGGGTTTGTTAAGAGCGCCTAATACCGCACCTACAGGATTATTTACAGCCTTTGCTACCTGGAATAAAGATGAGTCTTTAATATTGTCAACTGTATCCTTAACACCTATTTTGTCTGTTACACTATCTATTATATTACCTAGAGGAGATGTTTCGTTTACTTTTCCATCTTTTGAAGTCCCGTATTCTTTTCCTATTGAATTAATAAAAGAAATAGGACTAGTAAGTGCAGAAGCGAACATCCCTAAACCTTGAAATGCACCTGCCAGCCCAGCGTCATCCAGAGCATCCGACACTGCCGCTATAGATGCAGTAGAATCTCTACTGTACCCAAATGCTTCTGTGGGAGCTTGTCCTTTCTCAAGACCGAAATCATTTTCAAACTGTGTAGCTACATCTGATATTGTTTTTGTGCCTGGATTTGTCTGAGTTATATAACTACGAAAACGTCCTTCAAGGGTATCCCAAGATTCAGGAGATGCTCCCGTCATCAGACCAGGATTATAAGCATCCCTTGATAAAGCTTTTCCTGTACTCCAGGCTTCTAGAGGCCCACGCATAGCTTTACCAAAAGTGTTTAAACCAAGCTCTTCTAACGCATTAGATTTTGTTACTCCCAGATGACTAAGCTTTCCTGCATTTATTAGCTCTTGTACAACATCTTTACCAAAAGTTTCTACCAGATAGCCCATATCCTTTGTATTCTGCCCTGCCCAAGTACCCAGGTCTTCATAACTTTTAACTAAACCTTTATTTTCTTCATCTGTTGTTAGGTAATAGCCAAGACCAGACGGCATGGAATAACCCATTCCTTCTTCATGCCCTGGCTCACCACCAGCATACGCCGCTGCTTGGTCGGCATAATAACCACCATAATCAAAGTCCAGATCCCAGCCAGCGTCAGGCCCAGCTCCAGCCGTATCAGCAACATCTTGTCCTGTTCCCATGTATCCTTCACCAGCCGCCGCTTGGGCGCTTCCTGATACGCTGTCTGCGTCTGAATAACCAGCATCTGCATCACTATAACCACCCATAAAATAAGCAGGAACACCATTCACTTTCCTGCCACTACCACCCATAGCCTTGAGTAATGAAGCT